TCTGCGCTCAAGGCTCGAACCCGAGGCGGGCGAAGGTCGCTGCTTTCCAGCGCACGCATGGACGCCGAGCTTGGCATCCCCATGGACTTGGGCGGTACCGGTGGAAGGATTGCGTGATGGCAAAACAACCTCAATTCCAGATGGCAAAGATGGCTCGGCGCAAGAGCTCTGACCTAGAGCGTTTGGCTAAGACGTACCAAGATCAAGTGAGCGGCATCAGCGGCAACATGCAAACGGCGTACACCGGATACCAGGCAAAGGCAGCGGAAACAAACGCCCCATACGAAGCAGCCCGTACCAACTACACCGATAACTTATTGCCCGCCTACGAAGCGCAGAAGGCGAAGTACTTGAGCAACCTAGACGCATACAACGCAACGCTGGCAGAGATTCAAAAGAATCCTGTTACCCAAGAAAAAAGAATGAATCTAGTTCCACAATTCAATATGGTGAGGAAAGAATATCCAGGCGGTTTGGGCGTGATGGAGACAGAGGTGACTTACAAAACGCAAGAGGAAACATATTTCAAACCTAGACCTCTGCCAAAGAAATTTTCTGAAACGGCACCCACAGCGCCAGACATTCCGCAAGCGCCAGAGATCGCTGCATTCGATGACACCGAGTTCAAAGAGCAACTGGGCCAAGCGGAGCAAACCTACAAAGGCGAGGTTGGCAAGCGCAGGGCTGGCCGTCTCAATGCGAGCTCACGCAAAGGAGCTCGGCCACTTTTATCTGGAGCAAGCGCATGAAAGACAAAAAGGAAGTCTGGGACAAGCCACGGCCAAAAGATTTGGGCAAGCCGAAGGAGCTCTCATCAGGCGAAAAGCGCAACGCCATGCGCCGCGCCGCCAAGGCAGGCCGACCCTATCCCAACCTTGTTGACAACATGGCCGCAGCCCGAGCGAAGAAGTGAGCAAATACAAGGATCCAGAGGGTGGCCTGACCGAAGCCGGTAGGCGTAAGTTTGAAAGCTCTGGTGAAAGCCAAAACCTACGGCCGGGTGTCAAAGACAAGAGCCCAGTAGGCCAATCGCTGCGTCGCAAGGGATCATTCCTGACCCGTTTCTACACCAACCCAAGCGGCCCACTGGTGAACGACAAGGGCAAGCCCACCCGGCTGGCGCTGGCAGCAAATGCGTGGGGCGAGCCGGTGCCGCGTACTGCTGGTGCCGCAGCAAGGCTGGCAGCCAAAGGCCGCAACATGTTGGAGAAGTACGAATTGCAAAAGGATTGAAATGGAATACGACAAAACCACGCCGGGCGGTATTCGCCTGACACCAGAGCAAATCCTAAAGCGGCAGGAGGCGGCTCAACGCAAGAAGGATGAGTTCCAGGCGCTCTACCAGGACGCCTACGAGTTCGCCCTGCCTCAGCGCCAGCTATACGGCGTGTGGGAAGGCGGGCACACCGGTAAGAACAAGATGTCGCGGGTCTTTGACTCCACGGCCATCAACTCCACGCAGCGCTTTGCCAACCGCTTGCAATCTGTAGTGTTCCCGCCTCAACGCAAGTGGGCCAAGCTTGAGGCTGGCTCCGATATCCCGGCAGATCGCAAGGCCCAGGCCCAGCAGATTCTGGAGGTCTACCAGGAGAAGATGTTCACGGTGCTGAACCAGAGCAACTTTGACATTGCGATGGGCGAGTTTCTGCTTGACCTCGCAGTGGGCACCGCCTGCATGATGGTGCAGCCGGGCGATGATGTGCAGCCGCTGAATTTTGTGCCGGTGCCTCTCTTCCTGGTCACCTACGAAGAGGGTGCCAACGGTCAGGTGGACAACGTCTACCGGCGCATGCGCATGAAGGGCGAGAGCATGCAGCGCCAGTGGCCTGATGCCAAGATTCCTGATGACATGGCGCGCAAGATTGAAGACAAGCCGACAGATGACATTGAACTGCTTGAGGCCACGATCTACGACCACAAGCGCGGCGACTACTGCTACCACGTTATCGACAAGGTCACCAAGTCTGAGATCGTCTACCGCCGTCGCAAGATGTCGCCCTGGGTGATCTCGCGCTACATGAAAGTGGCCGGCGAAATTTATGGTCGCGGCCCGCTGATGACCGCCCTGCCCGACATCAAGACGCTTAACAAGGTCATCGAACTGCTGCTGAAAAATGCAAGCTTGGCGGTGGCCGGTGTCTACACGGCAGCGGATGACGGCGTGCTTAACCCCAACACCGTCAAGATCATCCCTGGCGCCATCATTCCGGTTGCCCGCAACGGCGGGCCGCAGGGGCCAGCACTGAGCCCCCTGCCCCGCGCTGGCGACTTCAACGTGTCCCAGATTGTCATCACCGATCTGCGAGCCAACGTCAAGCGCATCTTGCTGGATGAGTCGCTGCCGCCCGACAACATGAGCGCCCGCTCGGCCACCGAGATCGTGGAGCGCATGAAAGAGTTGGCGCAGAACCTGGGCTCCGCGTTTGGTCGCTTGATCAACGAAACCATGATCCCTATCGTCTCCAAGATTTTGGAGGTGATGGATGAGCGCGGGATGATTGACATGCCGCTGCGCGTGAACGGCCTGGAGGTCAGAGTAGTGCCGGTTGCGCCGCTTGCCATGGCTCAGAACATGGAAGAGATCAACGCCATCATGCAGTACATGCAGATCACCCAGGGGCTCGGTTCAGACGGCCAGCTTGCGGTCAAGACTGACATCTTGGTGGACTACCTGGGCGACAAGCTCGGCGTCCCGGCGTCGGTGCGAAACACGGCGGCAGAGCGCGCTGTGCTCATGGAAGAAGCGCGCAACCAGCAGCAGCAGCAAGCCATCGCCCAGGCCATGGCAATGCAAGCGCAGGCCGGTGGCGCACCGGGCGGCATGCCTGGATTACCCGTATCACAACCCCCGCAAATTTAACCACTGAAAGGACTTATATGTTTCAAACAACTCCCGACTCCTGCGCTAAGACCGCAGTATCCATTACCCCAGCAGACTCTGATTTGGCGGTGCCATGTCGTGCTCTTTATGTTGGCACTGGTGGAAATTTGCGTGTGACCACAATCAACGGCAATGATGTAACCATTGCCAACGTGGCTGCCGGTACGATTTTGCCGGTATCGGTGAAACGTGTGTGGACAACCTCAACCACGGCAAGTAACATTATCGGGCTGTCTTGATATGCAAATCAGCACAGCAATAAATTTACCAAATCGCGAATGTAGTGCTGGCGGTTTTGGTTACGGAGCATCTTTGGCGCTGGACTTTACCTCGGGCAACCAAACCCTAGACTCCCGCGTCACGTTCACCCGTTCAACCACAGCCACTCGCACCAACTCCAGCGGCTTGATTGAGTCAGTTGCAATCGACGGCCCACGCTTTGACTACAACCCCACTACGCTTGCTCCATTAGGGCTGCTAATTGAGGAGAGCAGGACAAACTTGGTGACTTACTCAAGTGAGTTTGATAATGCGGCTTGGACAAAGACCAGCACAACAATTACTGCAAACACAGTTATTGCTCCTGATGGAGCTTTAAGTGGCGATTTATCTGTTGCCAATACCTCATCGGCTATTCATGCTGTCAGAGCTACATATACAGGTACAACAACTACAACTTACTCTTATAGCGTTTACGCAAAACAAGGAAGCGGTTCTTATGAGTTTGTAATTCAGTTTGGAGCTTCTTCTGGAACTCCTGCATGGAACGTTAGCAACAGGGCGAATGCAAGATTTAATTTGCTGACGGGGGTTGTTGTTAGCACAGGGGCAACAGGTAATTCAACTGCAACATCTGGCTCTATTACCCCTGTAGGTAATGGGTGGTATCGCTGCACTTTTGTGTTTATACCAGATACCACTGGCGTTTCAACGAGTTTTTCTATTGGTCAAATTGCAATCCCCACGAGTCAATCTGCTTCTACAGCTTGGACAGGCGATGGCTCCTCAGGCGCTTACATCTGGGGCGCTCAACTAGAAGCCGGAGCCTTTCCTACCAGCTACATCCCGACAGTGGCAAGCCAAGTGACCCGCGCTGCTGATAGTGCGGTCATGACGGGGACTAACTTCAGCAGTTGGTTTAATCAAACAGAAGGAACAATATATGCGGAAGGCGTTTTAAACAATCTTGCGGTTTCTGGAGCGCAGGTTAGAAGGATTGTTGACATAAATGACAACACCAACAATAATAGAATAGCATTAGGCAGAGCGGCAGGAGGACTTCTTGCGCGGGTTGTATATACCGTTTCTGGTACAAATTTGAATGGAACAAATGGGCAAACAACTGGCCCTGTTTTTCCATCTGGAAGACTTGCTGTTGCGTTCAAAGCAGGTGATTATGCTTTTTCAGGAAATGGCTCGGCTGTAGTAACAAACACTGGAGCAAGCGTACCTGTTGTCGATAGGTTAAGCATTGGAAGTGATGCGGCAGTTACCGCGAACAGCGCAGCAAACGGCACAATTAGCCGCATTGCTTTCTACCGCCGCCGCTTGGCTGACAGCGAACTACAGGCCATCACATCATGACCGACTTGCATCTGAAATTTACAGACGAAGCCCAAGCCACTGAGGCGCTGGATGGCTACGAAGGTAGCATTGACACAATCGGAATCATCTACAAGCGCACGGGCGGCACGGATGAAGAGCCTGAGATGACTGCACTCCCCGGCTGGCACGTCAACGTGCGCGGCCCTGAGAGCGAAGCACTCAAAGCCTTTGCCGTAAATGTTGCAACGCCTATGCGGGTGTGGGCATGAGTTGGGACGAACTTGAGGCTATAGGCCAAACGTCGGACATCCGCGAGGTTGATCAGAAACGCGACGATCTGGCGCGCCTGACTTTGCGCGTTTTTTCCAGCGATGACGGCAGAAAACTGCTTGCTTGGCTGAATCAAATGTATGTGAATGTGCCCGTCGCCGTGCCGGGAACAGACCCATCACATGCCTATTTTGCCGAAGGGCAGAGGACGGTTGTGCGGGAGATTGAAGCGCGGATACGTCTGGCAAAGAACCTGTAAATTTTTTTGCCTGTTTTGTACATTTAACAACTGTACCAATTGTAAAAAGGAAAATTGAATGAGCGACACCGCAACCGTTGAGCCCGGTGCAACCGGCCTACTTGACAACGTGCAAGTGCAAACAGAGACAAAGCAAGAGAACTCCCAGGCCGTTGAGATCAATCACAAGGCCGCGCCAGCAGATGCACCCACTGCTGATGATCCATTGGTACGGCCAGATTACTGGCCCGAGAACTTCTGGAAAAAAGACACAAGCGAACCCGACCTGGAAGGCATTGCCAAAAGCTGGTCGGACTTGCGCAAGCAGATCAGCCAGGGCAAGCACAAAGCGCCAGCCGACGGCACCTACGATCTGAAGGCGTGGACAGGCAATGACGCTGAAAGCAACCCGATCATTTCTACGCTGACCGGCTGGGCAAAAGAGAACAACCTCTCGCAGGGCGCGTTTGATGACCTGGTCACCAAGCTCCAGACCCAGGCCAACGAGGTGATCGGCAGCCAAATGATTGACCCGGCCAACGAGCTTAGGCAGCTTGGGCCAAAGGGCGGTGCCATTGTGAACGGCATGGTGGATTGGGCCAGGGGTCTGGTCAACAAGGGCGTCTGGTCAAAGGATGACTTTGATGAGTTCAAGATCATGGGCGGCACGGCCAGGGGTCTTACGGCGCTGATGAAAATCCGCGAAAGCTACGAAGGAAGGGTGCCGCTTGATGTCATGCCAATGGACGGCGCGCAGTCTAAGGAAGAGCTCTACCAGATGGTCAACGATCCCCGCTACAAGTCAGACGTAGGGTATCGAAACAAGGTGGAAAAACTCTTCAATTCCACTTTTCAATAAATACTTGTACAAATATCAAGATTACCTATTGACATTTGTAAAAAAGTACTAGAATGCGGCAGGGCTTATTGGGAAACCGACCCCTGCCGCAGCGGAAGCTGACGCCTGGCTGGCGCAAAAAGCAAGTATCTGGCCCTGTCTTACAGGCTTACCGGCGCGAGAACCCTGTCCAACCACCGAATGAGGTAATCCAATGAGCGTTTCTCTCTCCAACGCCTTTATTACTCTTTTCGACGCAGAGGTCAAGCAAGCCTATCAAGGTAAGGCAATGCTTGTCCCGGCAGTTCGCCAGCGTCGTGGAGTCGAAGGTTCCACTGTTAAGTTCCCCAAAGTTGGCAAAGGCGTAGCAACCCTGCGCATTCCCCAAACTGATGTCACCCCTCTGAACGTCGCATTCAGCTCAGTCACTTTGACTTTGGCTGATTTCAATGCAGCAGAGTACAGCGACATCTTTAGCCAAGCAAAAGTCAACTTTGACGAGCGCCAGGAATTGGTGCAAGTTGTGGCTGGTGCTATGGGCCGTCGCCAAGATCAGATGATTCTGGATGCGCTGACAGCATCCAGCACCAGCTTGACCGTGGCAAACAGTATTGGTGGCTCAAACACCAATATGAACATTGCCAAGCTGCGCGAAGCCAAGCGTTTGATGGACAAGACCAACGTGCCGCCAGATGGTCGCCACATCATCATCCACGCAAACGGTCTGGCAAATCTGTTGTCTGAAACCAGCGTCACAAGTTCCGACTTCAACAGTGTCAAAGCGCTGGTGCAAGGCGAGCTCAACACGTTCCTGGGATTCATGTTCCATGTGTTGGGTGACCGCTCTGAAGGCGGCTTGGTTGTTGACGCATCACTTGATCGCAGTTGCTTTGCATTCCACAAGGATGCGGTCGGCTACGGCGAGGGAATTGGCATGCGGACTGAGATCAACTACGTCCCGGAAAAGACGTCTTGGTTGGTCAATGAAGTCTTCAGTGCTGGCGCTGTTGCCATTGACGATGAAGGTATCGTCAAGATCACCTGCCGTGAAACTTAATCTAGGAGACTGACATGGCATTTTCAAGCACTGGTTTTGTGACCGTATGCGCTGCCAAATCTGGCAACGCACCCAGCATGTATCTGTACAAAACAGCAGATACCCAAGCCACGGTTAACACCGTGAGCTACTTTGACAGCATCGCATCGCTGTTGAAGGTCGGTGACATCATCTTTGTCTATGACTCCACTACCCCTAGCTTGGTGTTGACTTACGTCAATGCCGTGTCTTCGGCTGGTGTGGTTGACATTGCTGACGGCACAACCGTAAGCGCAACTGACACTGACTAATTGATGGTCAGTGGGCTAGGCCATCTTCTGGGGATTCTCGGAGGATGGCCTTTCTTACATTGAGGGGTTCAAATGGCTGCTGGCGACACAGGTGTATCGATTTGCTCCGACGCATTACTGATGATCGGGGCCAAGGCTATCTCATCTTTCAATGATGGAACTGATGAATCCAGCGTGTGTGACCGGCTCTACCCAGATATCCGCGATTCATTGTTGTCCATGTACCCCTGGACGTTCTCAACCAAGAAAACCCAACTCTCGCAGTTGCTGACCGCGCCAAACAGCGTGTGGCGATATGCGTACCAACTGCCCGGTGATCGCCTACAAAACCCCTTTGCGGTCTATGAGACAAGCGGCATTGGCACGCCAGTGCGCAAGGATTGGGAAATTCAAGAAGACCAGCTACTGACCAACCTGACTGCGGTCTACATCGACTACAAGTTCTCGGTGCCCGAGTACGCCATGCCCCAGTACTTTGTGCAATTGCTGAAGTACTTCATGTGCTGGCACCTTGCCGAGCCAATCACTGAGCAAGCCGACAAGGCCGCCAATTGGAAGCGCACCGCAGTCGGTGAGCCAGCCGAGAACGGGCGCGGTGGATTCTTCCGCACCGCTGCCCAAATCGACGGCCAGGGCAACCCGAGCCGCGCCATGCAAGACTTCTCACTCATTGAGGCGAGGTTTGGCTGATGGCGCGCTTTGTTGAGTTCACCACCAACTTCGCGACCGGCGAGCTTGATCCGCTGCTGCGTGCGCGGGTTGATCTGCAAGCCTACGGCAACGCGCTGGCAAAGGCCACAAACGTGCTCATACAGCCCCAGGGCGGCTTGCGTCGGCGTCCTGGCACCAAGCACATCTTTGAGCTACCAAACTCTTCCTCTGGCGCATCCAGCGCAGGCAACGGTGTGCGGCTTGTGTCTTTTCAGTTTTCGGTGGCCGACAGCTACATGTTGTGTTTTACGCACAACCGCATGCACGTTATCAAAAACGGTGCAATCGTCACCAACATCAATGGCACCGGCAACAGCTTTTTGACCACGGCCATCACCAGCGACATTGTGGATGACATGTGCTGGACTCAGTCAGCCGACACGCTGATTGTGGTTCACCCAGACTTGAGCCCCGTCAAGATTGTGCGTGGCGCGACAGATGCAGACTGGACGGCCACAACCATTTCGTTTGATTCCATCCCGAAGTACGCCTACACGCTGGCAACAACCAACCCGGCAGCGACCCTGACGGTAAGTGCTGTATCGGGCAACATCACGCTTACGGCAAGCGCCGCAAGCTTTAGCGCGGGAAGTGTCAACCAGTACGTCAACAGCACCATCCAAGGCCGCGCTCGGGTCATTGAGTTTGTGAGCACCACCGTGGTCAAGGCGGTCACTGAGTACCCATTCTTTGACACATCGGTCAAGGCGTCGGGTGCCTGGGAACTGGAAACCGGCTATGTAGATGTCTGGAGCGCTGCCAAGGGGTACCCGCGCTCGGTGTCTTTTCACGAAGGGCGGCTCTACTTTGGCGGTAGCAAGTCCCGGCCAAGCACGGTGTGGGGCTCCAAGATTGGTTTGTTCTTTGACTTTGTGCCCACAGAGAACCTGGATGATGACGCCGTTGAGGCCACGCTGGACACCAACGAGCTCAACGTCATCACCGACATTATCAGTTCGCGTGACTTCCAGGTGTTCACCACGGGCGGCGAGTTTTTCATTCCCCAAACGGGCACCGACCCGGTGACGCCGCTCACGTTTACATTCAAGAACGTCAGCCGAAACGGGATCAAGCCGGGCACGCGGGTGCAGTCGGTGGAGTCTGGATCGATCTACATACAGCGCCAGGGCAAGTCGCTCAACGAGTTCATCTTCTCTGACACCCAGCTTACCTACATCACACAGCGCATCTCTTTGCTTTCTGGGCACTTGCTGAAGGGGCCGCAGCGCATTGCGTTGCGCCGGGCGTCGAGCACCGAAGAGGCCGATCTGCTGCTGATGACAAACACCGATGACGGCAGCATGGCGGTGTTTAGCATCATGCGCAGCCAGCAGGTGACCAGCCCGTCAGAGTTTCTGACAGATGGGCTTTTCATTGATGTTGGCGTGGATGTTAACGTCATCTATGTGGTGACCCAGCGTGTGTTCAATAGCGTAACTAAATTTTTTATTGAGCAATTTGACTACGCATATTTCACCGACTGCGCCTTTGTTGGCGGTGCCGCAGCAAGTGCAAGCAGCTTGCCGCATTTGGGTAAGTCGCTAAACGTGATTACTGATGGCTCACCGCAAGGCAATGAGATTGTGAGCGGTGGCGGTAGCGTTACGTTTGACAGATCAAGCGTAACAAGCTACGAGGTTGGTTTGCCAATCACCGTTTACATCAGAACCATGCCTGCTGAAATCAAGCTGCAAACCGGCAGCCGAGTGTCGTTTAAAAAGCGAATTGTTGAGATTAGCGCTGTGGTCAACAAAACACAGAACATGATCATTAACAACCAACCAGTGGCTTTTCGACTTTTTGATAACCCACTGCTTGACGAGCCGCTGCCAGAGTTCACCGGCATCAAGCGCGTTGCGGGGGTGCTTGGCTACAGCCGCGAGCAATTTGTTGAGGTGTCCCAAGATTTGCCGGTCAAGATGAATTTGCTTGGCCTGGACTATCGCGTCGCAGTGTTCTCGGGGACTTGACATGGCAACTACTCCCGTACCAACCAACGCACTCGGGTTGACACAAGGTCAGACGTTTGGCGCTGCCGGTGTTTTCAACGCATATGGACAAGCACAGGCGCAGGCTGCGGCCTCTATCAACCAGCAAACTGGGTACTTGCTACAGGCCAGGGACACGCTGTTTCTGTCTGGCATTCGCGCCGACATGTCCGAACAGTACAGCGCCATCCAAGCTGGCAGGACGCTCAAGCGAGCTGAGATGGAAGCGCAGAACTACACCATTGCGGGCAACACGCTACTCAAGAACATGCGGGCCACTAATGCATCGGCCAGGGCTAGGGCGGCAGCCAACGGCGTGGTGATTAACGAGGGCTCCAACCTGGGCATCCAAAACGAAAACATTGCGGCCACCATGCGCGATGTTGGCATTGCCGACCTCAACGCCCTGGCCGCACGGGTACTGGGATTTGAGGACGCAACCGCAATGATCCAAAGCACGGGGTATCAAAACACGGTTGCCCGATACAGCGCAAAAAGCCAGGCTAGTCAATATGAAGGGGCAGCAAGCTCGGCCCGATCTACGGGTGGCCTATTGGCAAATGCAACGCTGTTTAACGCTGGCATCCAAGCATATGGGATGGCGTAATGGCTACAAGAATTGAATCCGGTCAAATGCAATTACGCGGCGCTGGCGGCGTGCCAATGGTGCAAGTGCAAGGCCAGCCGGTTGACTTTATTGCGTCCCGCGTCCAGGCCCAGGAAAGTAATGTCCTGGCTCAAATGCTAGATCGGCTGACATCAACGCTGTTCCAAAAAGCTGGAGAGCAACGCCAGCAAGAGGGGTTGCAATACGTTGCTGACAATCCCCCAACGCCAAAGCAATTGCAGGCCGCAATGAATGGGGACACCAGCGATCTTGGGCGCACTGGTGAAAACCTTACCGGCAACACGCTGAACATTTTTGATAAGGCCGTTGCAAAGGCTCGCAGCTTTCAATTGTCCAGTGCGTTTGAAAGTGAAGGCTTGAACCAATTGCTCAAAGTGCATGAGCAAGTAAAGCTTGGCACCATGACTGCTGAAAAAGCACGCACGCAAATTAAAGCTGTGAGTGACGGCCTGCTGCCAAAAAACTTCTCTGAAATTGATGCAGAGGCCGCATTAAAATTTCGCGCCACCATGGCAACGCATGGCAACACGGTGCTAAGAGACGCATATCGAATTGAGTCAGAGCGAAAACTTGAAGAGCGTCAAATTCAAATATCTTTTGACTTGGACAACAAGATCAAAATGCTTGACGCTATTGTTGCGCAGGGCTCATTTTTTGATGGAACCCAGCAGCAGCCCGTAGATAAGCTGGCTTTAGTGATGCGTGAGGCAATTGCAAAGGACTCCATCATGAACGGCTTATCCGCTGACAAGATGGAATCAAACTTGGCAAAGTTTGACAACGCTTTCAGACAAGCAAAGATCAACGCGGTAACACGGGAGCTGATGAAGCCTCAGTACCTCAACGATCCAATGGGCACATTGTCAAAAATTCGTAGCGGGACACTAGGCAATTTAAGTCCAATTTTGCAAGACATGACGGCCAATGATTTTGATGGCGTGGCAAAGGCTACTGCCAATTTTATGATTGCGGCAAACAATCAAAAAACACTATCTGATGTCCAGCGTGATGATGCCAAGCGTGGCGCGCTCATGCAGTTCATTCCGCTTTATCAGCAAGCTATAGCTATCAAGGATTACAACAATCCGACCAGGAAAAAGCTGACCGCGCAAATTAGTTTGATTGCGCAATCCAACCCTGAGTCGGTGCCGTTGTCAGTGCTCAAGGATTTGATTGAGCCGCCTGATCCCAAGGCGGCAGAGAGCAATCCAAAAGTTGAGTTCAATATTGGGGCTCAAATTGAGAGCGGTGCAATTACCCGACCAGATCAAATCTGGGCGTTTGTTGGCAAAGGGTTGACCGGGAAGGATGCAGTGTCTTTGGCCCAGAAGCTGTACTCAACTGATCGCCGAAACGACTCTGAATTGCAGCGCGGAATAAATCAACGCGCTGGTATTCAGACAGCGCCCGGCGTTGTGGTGTCGCTGGAGCCCAATGCGGTTGAGTGGGCACGGCGGGCCGAGCTCAATGCCCAAGCGGAGCGCATAAAAGCTGACGCTGCAAGCCAAGGCAAGATTCTGACCAACACTGAAATTCTGGAGAAGATTGACCAAGGTATTGCAGCCCAGAGAAATACAGCAGGCGCGCAGCAAGCGCGAGAAACATTGAAACAGTATCAAGCCCGCTTGGGCATGGATCGCGCAATAACGGCAAGTGATCTTCCAAATTTGCGTGAGAGGTACAAGAACGATCCTGGCAAGCTGCGCGACATAAACCGTGTTGAGCAATTGCTCAAACAAGCTGAAGGAAGACAGTGATGGCCTACAGCACATTGGAGCAACGCTACCTGGACAAAATGATTGCAGTCCAGTACCCAGACCCACCACCCGAGGCGGCACCCGCCCAGGACGCCAGCCAGATGCCGCTTGGCACCGGGCCTGGGGACATTCAGTTAGCTAGTGCCGCAGACCCCAGAGGAACCATTAGCGCAGCCCCACGAAACCCAATCATGGGTGGTGTGGCTGATTTTGTGCGTGGTGTGCGTACTCTAGCAAACCAGTACGAAATCAAGGAATTTGTGCCGCTGCTTGGCGGCATGGGTGTAGGTGATCTGCTTGTGGGGAAGTCGCCAGAAGAGCTTGAACAGTGGGCCTATGGCAATAGTCCCATCACCATGCCGCCAAGTGGCACAGGTGGATATATCCCAATTGTTAAGACTGGACGTAAAGAGCAGTTGCTCGACACTATGTTACTTGGAGTGGATGCTGTTGGCCTCGGTAAAAGTGCGGGTGTAGCTGGGCGGGCCGCTGTAAAAAAACTCGGGCCTAAAGCAGCAGACATGCTGGTGAACACTCTCGAAAGCCAGGGGTTGCCGATTCAAGGTTTAAACATTGTGCCGCCCGGCCCCAATTTGGTCAGCACCCGCCTGCCAACCGCAGTGAAAAGAACAGAAGACCCATTGACCAGCAGGCTGGTAATTGACCTCCAGGCAGCCAAGCAAGACCCAGAAGCATTTGCCCACAACATGGGGTTGATCCGACAGTACCCTAACTTTTCTAGCAAGGCACGCAACCCTGACAAACAAGCTGAAGATTTCATCACTGAGGTCAAGAACAATCTTCTTTACTTGCACGACCAAGTGCCAGATGCTACGCGCCAGCGCAGCAAGCTTTGGTACGACGGAGCACGCACCATCGCTGATCGATTTTCTCTTGACTACGGCGTTCCTGATCAAGCAGTAGCTGGCGTGCTTGCCGTGCTCTCGCCACAAAAAGATTGGTTTATGAATGTATCGCTGGGTCAGCGCGTCCTTGACATTGCGACCAAGCAGCAATCAACCCGCTGGGATTCCAGCATGGATGCAATCGCACAGACAATTTTTAGCAAAGCCCAATACGCCCCTATGGTCGATGCCATTCGCGGAAAAACCTTGGCAGAGATCAAAGAGCCAGGATTGAAGGCAATGTGGCTGCGAACCTACGACCAAGCCAAGAATCCACGCGAACATCAGATTGTCAGCCCAGAGGGTGATTTTGTGGGTGTGCGCATGAATCAAGACGGCAAGAGCCCAACACAAACTGGCTGGGGATCACTCAATGAAATTGGCAAAGCCATTGTCATCTTGGAAGACCCACGCATTGACACCATCAGTATGAACCTCGGTCAGCAGCACAAGGTGCGCAATTTCTACAGCAACATTTATGCGCCCAACGACCCGGCAGGCCCAGTGACCATTGACACCCATGCGGTGGCTGCTGGCTTGCTGCGCCCACTGTCTGGAAACAGCCGCGAAGTACTGCACAATTTTGGTTCCGGTGTGCTTGGCGAAGGTGGCCCAAAAAACAGTTCAATCACAGGGGTGCAAGGCACCTATGGAATCTATGCCGAGGCTTATCGCCGGGCGGCGCAAGAGCGCGGCATCTTGCCCCGCGAAATGCAGTCCATTACATGGGAAGCCGTGCGCGGTTTGTACCCCGATACGTTCAAAAGTCAAGCCAAAAATGTCGATCAAATTGATGGCATTTGGTTACAATATCGCAAGGGCAAAATGTCCCTTGAGGAAGCACGCAATGAAGTCTTCAGAAATGCCGGTGGAATCAGACCTCCAGAATGGGAAGGAGCCGGACTACGTCCTGGCCCTACTCAAGCAGTTCAACCTGCCGGTAACACGGGAGAACTACCTGGGGTTGGCGTACCCGGAGGGAATGCCACCGGAGTTCGAGGAATTCAACCTACCAGCGGAAATTCGCCAAGCCTAAACCGGGGCAATTCGGCTCCACTGCCAGGAGCTAAATGATGGCAAATCCCCCACTTGACCAACGCCTTGCGCAAATGCTGCCCAACACGGCAGCGCCCACCACCGACATAGTTGACGTTCCCCTAGAGCCCATGCCGGGTGCTGACCTAGTTGACAGCGCCATGTCCGACTCCCCCGACATGCCGGGTACCCCAGCCATGGACGAAAGCGTCCAGCTTGCCGGGCCGTTGCTTAATGCGATGCTGCGGAAAACCGTTGTAAAGCAAGCTCCAAAGGCCGAGCGCGCCCTGGTGCCAGAGGCTGCAAGAGCGGCATCGGGTGAGCTAATGGACGCCACCAAGGCGGGCCGGTTCAAGCTCATCACTGAGGCCGACCAAGTCCTAACAGACACGGTTGACCGTGCAGTCACTCGCAGGCAGACGTTTGGCATAACCCAGGGCAAGCCCAGCCCAAGCGCGGCAGAGGCGGCAGCCGGTGTGAAAGTGGAGCCGTTTAACCTGAGTCGCTACCAGACCCAGGACGCGGCAGCCATT